CGCAATTAATCACAATCTCGTGGTGAATGAAGGAAATACACTATCAACCATTTCCGAAAAACGGAACATCATGGCTTCAGCTTCAGTGGCTGAAACCTTTGACTCCCAATTTGGAATTTATGACCTCAATGAATTCCTTTCGGCATTATCACTGGTTAATGATCCTTCTCTGGAATTTTCCGAGGAATCTATTCGTATGGCTGGAACGAATGGAGCCAATGTGGTATATCGAACTTCGGTTCCAAGTGTCCTGAGCTACCCTCAGAAGTCCGTCAATATGCCTTCGACTGAGTTGAAGGTTACCATTAGCAAAGATATTATTGACCGCCTACGTAAGGCTGGAAGCGTTCTGGGGCATGATGTAGTGGCCTTTCGAGGTAACAATGGGAAAATTACTGCCAACGTAATTAGCATTTCCAATCCCAGCTCCAATACGTATGAAATTTTATTGGATGAGGGCAATGAATGTACCAACACTTTTGACTTTCAATTTCTTATTGAAAATTTTAAGCTATTGCCAGGCGATTACGAGATAAATATTTCATCCAAGCTTATTTCCCATTGGAAGTCTTTAAGCAATCCTATTGAGTATTGGATTGCTCTCGAGAAAAACTCAACCTATGCATAATTATGTCTGATCAAACAAATACATCCGATGTGCCAGAGAACGTGGCACAAACTGAAACGCCAACTGCCCCCGAAATTAACCTTCGGGACATAAACGCGGTGGTCCAAATTATTGACACTGTCGCAAAGCGAGGTGCCTTTGAGGCCAAGGAATTCCAAACCGTAGGAACTGTGCGCGATCGTTTCGTGGCATTTCTCGAATATCATCTTCCCAAGAAGGAAGAGGAGGAGGAGCCTACAACTGAAACTCCTCCACAAGAGGGTTAATCACAAAGACCTGAGCATGTCTTTAAACTGCTCATTTTTTCTTTTAACTTATTGAATATATTATGAACGAATTTTTATGGTGTGAAAAATATCGACCACAGACGGTCGACGAATGTATTTTGCCAACTAGCTTAAAAAAGACATTTGGTGAAATTGTCACTAAAGGCGAAATGCATAATATGTTGTTTTGCGGGACATCAGGTCTTGGTAAAACTACGGTTGCCAGAGCATTAGCCAATCAACTTGACCTTGATTATATGCTAATCAATTCTTCTGAAAAGAATGGCATTGATGTATTGAGGTCAGAGATTCGACAATTTGCATCTTCATACTCATTGCATGGTGGCAAGTACAAACTTGTGATTCTCGATGAGGCCGATTATCTTAATGCGCAATCGACACAACCTGCTCTTCGTGGATTCATTGAAGAGTTTAGTAAGAATTGTCGATTTATTTTTACGTGTAACTTTAAGAATCGAATCATTGAGCCCATCCATTCACGATGCGCTGTCATTGATTTTAATACCACGAAAAAGCAAATGGCTGAGTTGGCTGCTCAGTTTATGAAACGTCTTCAGTTCATTTTGGATAGTGAAGGCATATCATATCAGCCAAAGTTGCTCGCAGAACTTATCATGAGATATGCTCCAGATTGGCGTCGAGTTATTAACGAATGCCAACGCTATAGTGGCTCTGGTGAAATTACGTCAGACATTCTTGTTGGTATGTCCGATCAAAATATTGCATCTCTCATTGGCTATCTCAAGACAAAAGACTTTAAGCAAATGCGATCATGGGTAGCAAACAATATTGACGTTGATTCATCAGTCGTATTTCGCAAAATTTATGATGGCTTATATGACTTTGCTCAGCCACAATCAATTCCCGGAATCATATTAGCATTAGCTGATTATCAGTTTAAATCGGCCTTTGTGGCCGATAAGGAATTGAATACAGTTGCGTGTCTAACTGAAATCATGGCATCCTCTCAGTGGAAATGAGTCCTTTCGACATACTCAACTCAGTCAATCAAGGAACAAAAGGTCCTCACCTACTGAATGATGATGTTGCTGAAAAGCAGTATGTTCCTTTTATTGTCAACAAAGGCTTATCGTATTTTTTTGATACTGTCCTTTTTGCTAATGAAATGAATCGACATCATCATTTAGATGAACGCCTTCAATATGATTTTTATCGTAATTCGTTATCGCCAAAAAAACGTTTTTCAAAATGGTCTAAGAAAAAAGACGTAACCAGTGACATTAAGTTGATTCAAAAGGCTTATGACTATTCCCAAGAAAAGGCTGAGGTTGCTTATTCACTTCTTACACAAGAAGCATTAGATGAATTACGAAAAAGATATGATACTGGTGGAATTTCCAAAAAATCTCGAAATCTTTAATTTTATAAATAATTCATACACAATTAAAATGATATGAATGATGAACTAGTACTTAATTGGTCTCCTTCTGATATGTTGGAGATATATCTTAATGAACCAGACGATTTTCTGAAAGTAAAAGAAACTCTGACTCGAATTGGCGTTGCCTCTAAACGAGAACATAATACTCTTTTCCAAAGTTGTCATATTCTCCATAAACAGGGTCGATATTTTATCGTACACTTTAAAGAGCTATTTTTGCTTGATGGAAAAAATGCTGATTTGAGTCATAATGATATGCAAAGGCGAAACACCATTACCACTTTGCTATCTGACTGGGGTCTCGTCACCATTGCTAAACCAGATGCTGCCTCTGATCAAACATCATTGAGACAAATTAAAATTATTTCACACCGAGAAAAGTCGGAGTGGAATCTCCAATCAAAATATGCGATTGGGAACGTGAAGACGTATAAATAAATTTGCTGGCCACAATGGCGGCAATAGACAATGCCTAAAGGATTGTCTATCACATAACATAACCTCGCTTAAATAAGGAGAAACTGAAATGACTAAAGCATATCAATGGCCTACGCCAACATTCATCGGATTTGAACGTCTATTCGATGAAATCGAACGAGTGACTTCTCTTAGTGGAAGTCAACATCCCAATAGTTCGTATCCTCCCTACAACCTCATCAAGAGTGATGACGATAATTACACCGTGCAGCTTGCGGTTGCCGGATTCACTCAAGATAATATCACTATCACGGTTAATGATGGTGTCCTCACAATTGAGGGAGACCATAAAGAAACTGAGGATAATAATACGTATGTCCACAAAGGAATCTCGAGTCGTAGATTCCGTCGGACGTTTAACTTGGCTGAATATGTCGAAGTTAAGGATGCCACAATGGTTGATGGTATTCTTTCGATCGAACTTCAGCGAATTCTTCCTGATGAAAAGAAACCGCGAATTGTGAAGATTAATTCTTCTGCAGCTCCGGAATTCATTCAGGAATAACCTAAGATAAAACAAATATGAACATCACAAAAACGATTACACTCGCTTATGCATTCATCCTAGCTGCTGCTAGCTCTTATGCATCGCTTACTACAACGGCTGGTTATTATGACAAGCGCATTGCTAGTGGGGCCTACGATGTAGATGGCGCAGCCTTCCTCAACACCAGTGCAACATTGGAATTGCCACTTCCTCTTATGGTTGGCTTTGAATATGTCGCCGATGACAACTATTTCGTTGATGGCTGGATTGGAACTCAAATCGGAAATCTAAGCGTAGCATTTATTATGACTGCCTTTGAGGTTGGCAATACGGACTATGAAGTTGCAGCATCGTATGACTTCAGCTTTGGTCCAATTGCTGACGTTTCATTGGGAGTTTCTTTTACCGACGCTGAGCCAGGCGGAGGAGTTGACAAGCTCGTCACTATTCCATCCTTTACAATTTCGAAAGAAATTGGATTGTTTGATGGAAAGCTTGGGGTCCTCGGTGGACTTCAATATGGACGCTCAATTGGCTTAGACGAAAATTATGGATTCCTTCTTGGATTTGCTCGCCTCAGCGTAAATCTTACCGAAGACTTGAGTGTTTTTGGTCATGGCTCGTATCTCAAAAATGACCTTACGCTAAATAATGATTGGGATGCCAGCTACTATGGTGGTGTTTCATACACCTTCTAAAAACAAAGTTATTCACTGAGTATATCTCTGATAGCGTGGCCTCGTTTGAGGCCACGTTTTTTATAAATAGATTCATGGCTATTTGGAATAAAATAAATCAATCTCTAAACTCTAATAATACTCAGCAGTATGAGGTTGTTATGCTGGCCGATAAAGATGGTAACATACTGAATTCTAGCGGTGCAGCATCAAATATTCCTATTGCTGCTGGCGAAGTTGGTGGATATTCGCATATCAATAAATTTGGTTATAGTAATGATATAGCCAATCTAAGCACTATATGGGATGGCTCTACTCTTTACACATATTCAACTTCTGCAGGACCTGTAACAGTTTCAGGTACAACTGATGATGATTCGGCTGTGATTGAAATTCAAGGTTTAGATGCGAATTATAATATTGTTATTCAAGATGTCACACTTGATGCTAATGGTAATGGAACAGCCGCGACAAATCTGATTCGAGTTTTTAGAGCAAGAGTTAAAACCCCTGCAGTTGGTCAAACAACTAATGCTGGACTCTTAAATATTAATATTGCCGGAGCTGTAAGAGCAAAGATACTTGCAGGAAAAGGTCAGACGCTAATGGCTGTTTATACCGTTCCTGCAGGAAAGACCGCGTATCTTTTAAATCTTATACTGTCTGTTGATAAGAATGTCGATGTAATTTACAAATTAATGGCAAGACCGATCGAGGATGGTGCATTTAATATCAAAGGACAATTCGGAACATTTGGTACACCAATCGATCATAATTATCCCGTTCCTCTTAGATTCGAAGAAAAGACTGATATTGAAGTAAGAGCAGATGCAGGCAATACTTGTGGTGGCGGCGCAACTTTTGATTTAATCTTAGTAGACAATCCTTCATAAAAAGAAGTTTACACACCATAAATCTTATGGTATAATTGTCATATGACAATTAATGGATTTTATACATCTGTCGAAAGACTTGGAAATCATATCCTTTATCGAGGTTATGATGACAATGGAAAAAAAGTATCACACCGCATAAAGTATAAGCCTCAGCTCTTTATGCAATCAAAGAAATCTAATACGCGTTGGAAAGCGCTTGATGGAACACCGCTTGAGTCTATTCAGTTTGGCTCGATGTCAGAAGTCAAAGAATTTGAAAAAACTTACAATGGTGTAAATGACTTTAAGCTATATGGTAATACGCGCCACGTCACGTCATTCATACAAACTCTTTTTCCTAATGACATACCGTACAGTCGTGATATGATTGACATTGTATCACTCGACATTGAAACTTCGTATGGTGATGGCTTCCCTGATGTCAACAATCCAACTAATCAGGTATTGACCATTGCCTACAAAAGCTCAAAGGAAGACGTGTATCGTGTCTGGGGTATTAAACCTTATGACGAATCAAAGACTGAATTGAAACATCTTAAAATTGAGTATCGACAATTTCAGACTGAATCATCTATGCTCAATGCGTTTATCGAGTTCTGGGAAGACCCTGACAATACGCCTGACATTATCACTGGTTGGAATACTCGTCTTTTCGATATTCCTTACATGATTGCTCGTATGGCATTCCTTTTGGGTGACGACCAAGTCAATCGTCTTTCTCCTTGGAAGAAAATCGATCGCACTGAAATTTACATCAAAGGTAAGGCTAACATACTTTACAACATCATGGGTGTTCAGCAACTCGATTACCTTGACCTCTTTAAAAAGTTTGCATACACCTATGGCCAGCAGGAAACATACAAGCTTGATCACATAGCTAATGTTGTCCTTGGTGAAAAGAAATTGGACTACTCTGAGATTGGTTCATTGCGCGACCTTTATGATGCCGACTATCAAATGTTTGTGGACTACAACATTAAAGACGTTGAGCTTATTGACCGCATGGAAGAAAAGCTTGGTCTTATCACATTGGTTTTGACTATGGCTTATCTTGGTGGAGTCAATTACAATGACACACTTGGTACTACTGCAATTTGGGATGCAATTATTTTTCGTCGTTTAGCTCGAAAGAAAATTGCTATTCTTCAGCCACCACAATCAGGTAGTGTTTCATTTCCAGGTGGCTATGTGAAAAATCCACAAGTTGGCATGCACAATTGGGTAATGTCTTTTGACTTAAACAGTCTATATCCTAACCTCATCATTCAATACAATATGTCGCCTGAGACATTGGTAAAGCAATCATTTGTTGAAGGCATCACACCTGAGCGTATCCTTGAAAGTAAAAATGTTCCAATCCCTGATGAAAACTTAGCCATGGCCTGTAATGGTGCTGTGTTTCGTCGAGATAAGAAAGGCATCATCCCCGAAATTGTCGAAGAGCTTTACAATATGCGTGTTGACATTAAGGATAAGATGATTGCTGAAAAGAAGAAGTACGAAATTCATAAGAATGCGTCAACTCAAATTAATATCGCACGACTCGAGACAATGCAAATGGCTATTAAGATTCTTCTCAATAGTCTTTATGGCGCCATAGGCAATCGTTACTTTCGATATTTTGATTTGCAAATTGCTTCGGCCGTAACCCTATCAGGCCAAACCGTAATTCAGTGGGCAGAAAAAACTGTGAATGGATATTTCAATAAGCTCTTTGATGATACGAAGGATCGTGTTATTGCAATTGACACTGACTCTCTTTACATTAACGTTGAAGACATGATCAATAGGTACAATCCAAAAAATCCTGTTGACTTTTTGGATAAGTTTGCGCGCGCGGCAATGGAACCGGCTTTATCGAAAGCATTTGATAAGTTTGCACAACTAACAAATGCGTATGACAATCGAATGGTTATGAAACGAGAAGCCATTGCCGATCGTGGCATTTGGACTGCAAAGAAAAGGTATATTCTCAATGTGCATAATAACGAAGGCGTGCAATACGCCGAGCCGAAAATTAAGATGATGGGCATTGAGGCAGTCAAATCTTCGACGCCACAGGTATGCCGAGAAGCCATGAATAAAATGTTTAAGATTATTATGAATGGCAATGAAGAGCAAACACAAAAAGCCATTTTGCAATTTAAGGATCATTTCAAAACATTGCCTGCCGAAGCGATAGCCTTTCCTCGAGGTGTGTCTGATGTCGTTTCCTATCGTTCTCGTGAAACTGTGTATAAGAAGGGTACACCAATTCATTGTCGTGGTGCACTACTCTACAATCATTATCTTGAGCGGAAGGGCCTCGAGCGTAAGTATGAAAAAATTCGAAATGGCGATAAGATAAAGTTTGTGTATTTGCTCATGCCAAATCCAATCCAAGAAAACATCATATCATTTCCTGATGCTTTACCGACAGAGCTTGGCCTCGATAAATACATTGACTATGAAACGCAATTCGAAAAGACTTTCATTGATCCAATTGATATGATCCTTAAGGCTATTGGTTGGAATGCCGAGCCAGTTGCTGATTTGCAACAATTCTTTTTCTAAACGATAATCCTAAGATATAATATTACTATGAGCAAAGACTGGGTAAACGACATTGCAGAAATGCATGCAAAATATGAAGTGAATGATGCGGTGCGAAAAATGTCACCTGAAAAGCTAAGGTCATTTCTTAACTTTCGAATTAATTTCCTACAAGAGGAACTCGATGAGCTCAAACGAGCTGCTCATCCTACATCTCCATACAACACACCGGATATTGTTGATGCATGCATTGACCTTTGTGTTGTAGCAATTGGAACGCTAAATGCATATGACGTTGACGCATATCGAGCATGGGATGAAGTTCATAAGGCAAACATGAGTAAAGAAGTTGGAATTAAAAAGGAGCGGCCAAATCCATTAGGATTGCCTGACCTCATAAAGCCAGATGGATGGCAATCTCCAAATCATTGCGATAACGTAGGCTTTATGAATAAAATGAATCATAGCTAATGTACGGACTTACGATATTTAAATCCATTAAAGATAATCGTACTCACAAGTGGATGTCATTTGACTCTCTTGAGAAGTTCGAAGAGTTGCTTTATAGGTTGAGTAAGCAACCTGGTTATAAGCCAAAGAAAGATGAGAATAAGCTGGGGTCACCACTTATTTGTCCTGCATCATTTCAGCCAAATAGCAAAAGACGCAATGTCAATGTCATACAATGGAATCGCTGGGCGGCGCTTGACGTTGATGAATATGATACGTCCTTTGAGGAAGCCGTAAGTCTTTTTCGAGATAAGTACTTCATATGCTATTCGTCAGCATCCTCGACTCGAGAGCATCCAAAGTTTCGAATCGTATTTCCATTAACACACGATGTACCATCAGATAAGATAAAACACTTTTGGTTTGCGCTCAATACAGAGTACAACTCAATTGGTGATAAGCAAACAAAAGACTTAAGTCGTATGTACTATGTCCCGGCCCAATATCCAGGTGCCTACAACTTCATCTTTACGAATAAAAATAATCTCATCAATCCAAATGAACTAATGGAAAAGCATGAGTATGTTAGTGGCTTTCGACAATCGTTTTCAGATAAGATGCCTCAGCACATTCAGGAAAAGCTCGATGCATTTCGTCGTGACCAACTAACAAACAATAGCATACATTGGTCATCATATCATGATTGTCCCTTCGTTGACAAAAATAGAATTCTCGAGTTTAAGGCAACGGCCCATATCGATGGAAGTGGTCGATATGCCAAGATGTACTCACTAATGGTGTCAATTGCTGCAAATGCCATTCGCCTACGATATCCAATCACCTCCTCTCAAATTGAGACCATTTGCCGAGAAATTGACTCCGAGACTGGTGGAAGGTATAGACACCGGCCATTTCGCCTTGAAGCTGAGCGCGCCATCAGTTTTGCTCTGAGTGGATGATTTTTAACACTTTTTTTACATTTCGCTAAGTACCTGGCTATCAACCACTTAGAAAGTGGTCATTTCATAAGCTGTTGGCTATCAACCACTTATGAAAGTGAAAATAACTGTATACAAACCTGGAATTCTATGGTAGAATACTATTATGAAAGTGGAAAACTCCTCAAACAAACTCACACACTCAGAAATCGCAACTCTCCGCGCACTTTTTCAAAAAATGGATCGTGCCGATCTTAATCATGTAGTTGAACTACATAAAGCTC